GCCGCCCGGCATGCCGCCGGGGCAACCGCCGGCGATGCCTGGACAGCCACCCATGCCGGTTGAGCCGCCGCCGCCCGATCCACAGCAATTGGCGATGGAACGGTTCCAGGCCGCCATCGACCTTCTGAAAAAGGACAAGCTGCGCGGCTTCCGCGTGGACATCGAGACCGACTCCACAATCGAGCCCGATGCGCAGGCCGAGAAGCAGGCGCGGGTCGAGTTTCTCGGCGCGGTGGCGCAGTTCCTGCCGCAGGCGCTGGAGGCGGCCGCGCAGCAACCGAAAATGGCGCCGCTGATGGGCAAGATGCTGCTGTTCGGCGTGCGCGGCTTCCGGGTCGGACGCGAGCTGGAGACGGCAATGGAGGAGACTATCGCGGACCTAGAGAAGATGGCGGCCAACCCGCCACCCAAGCCGCCGACACCGGAAGAGATCAAGGCGCAGACGGAGCAGGCCAAGGCGCAGGCCGAAGTCCAAAAGATGCAAATGCAGGCACAGATCGACGCCGCGACGGCGCAGCGTGAGCAGGAGCAGGCACAGGCCGACATGGCGCTCGAGCAGCAGAAGATGCTGATGGAGCGCGATCGCATGGAGATGGAGTTCGCGCATGAACAGCGCATGATAGCGCTCAAAGAACGCACTCTCATTATTCAATCACAGATGAAAGAGCGTGACATGGCGATGCAGGTACAGGCCAGCGTCGAGCAGCACGCGCTCGACAGCGAGGCCATGCACGAGAAGCACGATATGAGCCTAGAAATGATGGCGGAAAAAGCCAAACAGGCGAAAGCGAAGCCCAAAGACGTGGCGCGGCCGTGACCATATTGCAACGGTTGATCATAGTGGCGGCACCGTTTGTCGTAGCCATGATACTGATTGCGATCCCGATCATGGTGGCCGTTACGCTTCCTTTCCACTTTCTGCTTCGCATTGTCGGGCGGAAAGGATTTGTGCGTCACCATGACAATGGGAGACTTTCGTACATCGTGGATTGCGATGGTCTCAAGAAGGCATGCGCGCCATGACCACCTACGTCATGCGCGGTGGCCGTCTTGTCGAGAAGCATCTCGCGGCACCGCTCACCACCGATCCGAAGGTGCACGTGATCAGCGACGTGATGCCGGCCATGCGCCATCCGATCACCGGCAAGCTGATGGACAGCAAGTCCGAGTTTCGCAAGGTCACGCGCGCGCACGGCTGCATCGAGGTCGGTAACGATACGTTCGCACCGCGAAAGCCGATCAAGAATAGCCCGGTTGCGCCCGACATCGGGCGTGCATGGGATGAACTGAGCAGAAGGTAAAATCCAATGGCCGATGACGATCTTGTGCTCCCGCTGGATACTACAACGGACACGACCGGCTCCGATCAGCAGAACGATGCGGTCGTAGAGCAGGCGCCGAAAAGCCGCAGCGAGACGATTGCAGCGGCCTACGACCAGGTAGCCAAGCAGGCCGAGTCAAAACCAGAGGGTGACGAGCAGCCCAAGCCCGGCAAGCTCGCCGACCGTGAGCGCGATGCGCTCGGCCGCGTGCTGCCGAAGAAGGACCCTGTCAGGGGAGCGTCAGAGCAACCCAAGCCTGAAAGCGAGGTGAGGCCCCAAGCTGCCGTGCAGCCTGCGCAGGTTCCTCAGGAGAAGCCTGCGCAGGTCTCTCCGCCGGTGTCGTGGGCGATCCCCGCCAAGGGCAAATGGGACGCGCTACCGCAGGAGGTGCGCGACGCCATCGCCAAGCGCGAGGCGGAGATGGACAGCGGCCTCAAGGAATACGCGGGGCTCAAGCCGTTCGCGGAGCGCGCCAGACAAAGCAACACCACGCTGCCAGCAGCACTCGCCGCCTATACCGGCATCGAGGACTTGATCAACCGCGACATGGTCGGCGGTCTCCTCCACATCATGGGCAACGCGAGGCTCACTCATCACGAGGCCATGCAGGTCACGCAAAATCTTGCGCAGCGCCTCGGCCTCCAACTTTCCGCGCCGGGCAATCAGAATGCCAACGGCGGGTCACTGCCAGATCAAAATGGCGGCGCCGACCCCAATGCCCTGCTGGAGCTGCTCGGCCCCGTGCTGAGCCCGCTGCAGCAGGAGATCGCCACGCTCAAGACATCGCTCTCCCGACAAGCTGAGGCCGACCGAAGCCAGCGCATGCAGGGTGCCAGCAGTGTCATTGAGACGTTTCGGTCCAAGCCCGAGCACAAGTACTACGACAACGTCGAGGAGACGATCGGTGATCTCCTCGAAAGCGGCGTGGTCAAGCGCACGGGCGATCCCGCGGCCGATCTGGCGAAAGCCTATGAAGTAGCCTGCTGGCAGCATCCGGAAATTCGCGAGCACCTCATCAATGAGCGCGCCGCGAAGGCCCAGGAGCAGCAGCAGGCAAAAACCGACGCTGCGAGACGTGCGGCCGTTTCCATCAAGGGCGCTCCGCAAGGAGTGCCTGTTGCAGGCGGTTCGTACGGCTCGCGGCAGGCAGCTATAGCGGCGGCCTACGACGAGGTCGCAAACCGACTTTAGGAGACTTAGATGCCTGAACCCAATCTGAGCGAAGTGGCCACCGTGTCGCTTCGCAGTCGGAGGCGGGAGCTTGCGGATTCCGTGACTTAAGAACCGGGTCACGTTAAACTGGGTGAATTCGGTAAACGCTGTGATGCCAATACCGAGCCAAGCCGTGCATGTAAGGCGAAAGTCCCAGGGGCACGGAAGGTGTAACGACTAGGCGGTGACGAAAGGATAATCCGCCCACGAGCGCCCAGCAGTTTTGCAAAATGCCAGAGAGGAGAATTCCGAATGGCAATCATCTACGGTCTTGTACACGTTCCATCTGGTCGCGTGTATGTCGGCTGCACGAAAGGAAAGCCGGCGAAGCGGCTTCGGGAACATCGGTGCCTGCTCAATCAAGGCAAGCATAATGAACCCGATCTTCAGCGAGATTGGCTGAAGGACGGAGAGGGCGCTTTCAAAATGAAGGTGCTTGAACAGCTTCCGATCGGCGTCAGCTTGGTGCTAAAACGTGAAGCGGAACTCCGTTGGATGGATTGCTTCCGCGGTCTTGGATTGCTCTACAATCAACGCAGGCTGTCATTCCAACTGACGCCTGAGGCGATGCGGAAGGGTGTTGCAAACGCCCAACTTAAGCCGGGCAATCGCTGGACTCCGGAAGTGAACGAGAAACGTAGATTGGCCATGCTTGGTCGTAAGCTCAATACTGGACCGAAGATCAGCGCCACCAAAAAGCGTCTTGGTCAAAGGCCATCACTTGAAGCAGCGCGGCTGGGCGGCATTGCCGCTTGCAAAAAGCGATATGCAAAAGCTGATGAGATAGTCTGATCACAAGCGAATGCGAAGCTTGTGACGCATCGGATAAAGAGCCGATACAGCGAACATCTGCGGAATAACGCCCTACTCACCCGCCTCAACTCCCGTGGCCGCTTTCGCGACTTCATCAGCGGCGGCCGAACCATCCTCGAGGAAATCGCCTACCAGGGCAACTCGACCTACACCCGGTATTCCGGATACCAGGTCATCAATATTGCGCCATCGACCAGTTTCACGTCGGCGGAATATCCGATACGGCAGGCTGCCGTCAGCGTCAGCATCTCCGGTCTGGAAGAGTTGCAGAACTCCGGACGGGAGCAGTCGATTGCCCTGCTCGATTCTCGCATGGAGCGGGCCGAGGAGGACTTCAAGAACGGTCTGTCCTTCGATGTCTACTCGGACGGAACGTTGCCGAACCAGATCGGCGGATTGCAGGCGGCGGTGCCGTTCGATCCAACCGTGGGTACGTACGGCGGCATCGATCGCGCGGCATGGGACTTCTGGCGCAACCAGAGATTCCGCGCGATCACGGACGGCGGCGCGGCGCTGAGCCCCGCCAACGTCTATCAGTACATGACGCAGCTCTACGTGCGCTGCATCCGCGGCAACGATCGGCCCGATCTGATCGTCACCGACAACAATGGCTGGACTGTCTACAACCAGTCTCTGCACGCGATCCAGCGCATCACCAACACCGACAGTGATGTCGGCAAGGCCGGGTTCATGAACTTGAAGTTCATGGATACCGATGTTGTGTTGGACGGCGCCTTCCAAGGCACGGCGGGACAGGCGGCGTCGTCGGGCGTTCCGATTGGCGGCGTTCCCGCGTCAACGATGTGGTTCCTCAACAGCCGTTTCATCAGTTGGCGTCCACATCGCGATCGCAACATCGAGCCACTCAACCCGGACCGGTTCAGCGTGAATCAGGATGCCATGGTTCGCATCCAGGCCTGGGCTGGAAACATGACTCTTCGCGGCGCCCTGTTCCAGGGCGTCCTGACCAACACGTAAGGAGGAATGGTCATGGCTTCGACTATCACTGCAATACCTCTTGAGGGCATCAACTTCAAAGAGCGATATGTGCCAAGCCTGGAGCGCCCTAGGGGGTTTACGCTTGGCACCCCGACCATCGGCAACGAGAACGACACTTGGATTTATGTCCAGGCCGATGTTCCGGTTACGGCACCCAATGTCGTGCTGATAGTCAATACGACGACTCCTGGCGCCACCTTCTTTCATATTACAGCCGCGAGCGGTGGCGCTGGCGACACTGCTTGGGCTGCCGATACCTCGTTTCTAACTAACGAGGTGGGCTGGGTTCGCAAGGTTGCCAATCCGCTCGACTAACTTGGAGGGGGGTGGCTCCCGGGCTGCCCCTTCTTCTTCATTCAAAAGGAGACATCATGGACGCTCAAGCAATGTCGCCGCACAAGCAGAACGTGACGTTCTTTGCGCGCGATGTGCCCAATCCCGCGAAGTCGGAAGCCGTTGGATATCCGGTCTTCGAAGCTGCGGACTACGTTCGCATCGAAACGCCTGGTGAGAAAGAAGGAATCCCGATCTTCCCCGCCACTCAGGAGTATAAAAACAGGTTCCCAACGGAATGGGAAAATTACCGACTGAAGCGCGCGCCGACGCCGTCTGGTATGCCGCTGGCGATTCTGTTTCCGCAATATCCCGAGCGTGTCGCGGCACTGGAGTTTGCCAATGTCAGGACGGTCGAGCAGCTTGCGGAATTGTCCGACACCGCCAAGCAGAACATCGGCCTCGGCGCCGACGAATGGCAGAAGAAGGCCATCGAGTTTCTGAAAACAGCCGCGAAGACGCACGACTACCATGCGCTCAAGAAATCGCAGGAGATGCTAGAAGCCACGATCGCGAAGCAAGAGGCGCAGATCGTCGCCATGCAGATGAAATTGAACGAATACGAGGCGAGAATGCGAACCGATCCGACGATGGGCGTTCTCGGGCCAGCACCATTTGCCGCCCCGCCTGTAACCCAGCCACCATCTGACTTGCTGGCGCAGATGGCCGCGCAGATCGCAGCGCTGGCCACCAAGGTCGAGAAGGCGGCCGATCCGGCGCCTGTCAAGCGTCGCGGGCGTCCGCCCGTTCGAAAACCGCAACCCGACACAGAGGAGACCGCGTGATGGCAACCGCAGAAGCGCTGATGGGACTTGGCGAGCCGGCCGAACTCGCAAAGCGAACCGGATGGATTATCCTCAATGTGACGACGAATGGATCGACGCAGAATAGCACGGGCGGCTTGCTCAGGGGCTCGGGCAACAAAGTCGTACTGGCCAACGTTGCCGCCCTTGATGGTGCGGTGACATTGCCGGCCGATGCCGAACTCGGTGATGAGATCGAAATCAATAATAGAAGCCTCGCCAATGTTGGCCGGGTCTTTCCGCCAACGGGCGGGTTCCTCAATGGAGGGGCGGTGGACGTTTTTCACGCTCTTCCGCTCTTGGCGGCAACGACAGCGTCCAATGGTGTCCGGTTTCGAAAAGTCACATCAACTATCTGGCTTTCGATCGTCTGATGGCCCAATTCCTTGCCATCCTCCAGCAAGTTGCCGACGAACTCGGCCTGCCGCGTCCCGTGTCGGTCACCTCGCCCGATGCGACGACGCGGCAGCTTGCTGCGCTGGCCAATAACATCGGCCAGCAACTTATGAAGGATGTCGATTGGACCGGGCTACAGACCGAGTTCATCATCGAGTTTGGTATGCCGCTGGTGTTAACCGGCGACACCGTGCAGGGCTCGCGTATCGTCACCAATATCACCACTGCCGGTCTACTACCGCGCGCGAACGCCTTCACGATTACCGGCGCTGGCATGCAAATCGCCTGCCGCGGCGCCACGATCGACAGTGCGACACAATTGACGATGACAGAAACGGCGGACGTGACGCAGATCGGCAACCCGCTGACGTTCACGCGCGATACCTATGACATCCCGACCGACTTCGATCGCTACATCGATCAGACGATGTGGGATCGCCGATTCCAGTGGGCGATGATCGGTCCGACGTCGCCGCAGTTCGATGAATGGATGCGCAGCGGTATTGTCACCGTTGGACCGCGTCAGCACTGGCGCCAAGTCGGCCGTGAACCGAACGTGTTCCGCATCTTCCCGCCGCCATCCGCGTCGGGGGACAGCCCCGGCACCTTGGTGTGGGAATACATCACCAATAAATGGGTGCTGAAGCAGGACGGCACCTTCGCGTCAAGTCTGACGGCCGACACCGATGTGCCGACGTTCCCGGATGGATTGTTGCAGAAGGGAATCAAATATCAGTTCTGGGCGATCAAGGGCTTTGCCTATGCCGAATTGAAAGCTGAATATGATGACCGGCTGGAAATCGAAAAATCAAGAAACGGCGGCAAGAGCACTCTTCGCCTCAATGCGCAGCAGCCTGGATACTTGATCTCACCCGCACAAATTCAAAACGGCAGCTTTCCGGGACCGGGTAACCCATAATGTCCCTCTATGCGCAGAGAAGTCCCCGTCGCGTCGCCGTCGCGCGCGCCCAAAACTCGATCCTGCGCGGCGGCACGATCCCGCCGCCCTACAAAGGCTGGAACGCCGCCTCGCCGCTGGAGGACATGGACCCGGCGATGGCGATCATCCTGGACAACTGGTTTCCGGAGCCGGCGTTCGTGCGGTTCCGCGGCGGCCATATCCAGCACAGCAGCACCACGGTCGCCGGCAACGATGCCTTCACCAAGGTGCTATTGCACTTCGATGGAGCCGACGCCGGGACGGTCATCACGGACACCAACGCGGGCGGCTCGGCACATACCTGGACGGCCAACGGCAACGCGCAACTGGACACGGCGCAATTCAGGTTTGGCCCCAGCTCGCTGCTGTGCGACGGCACCGGCGACTCAGTCTCGACGCCGGACAGCGCAGACCTCACCCTGGGGAGCGACCCCTTCTGCATCGATATGCAATTGCGTCCAGCGGTTGATGGGACGACTTTGTCACCAGCAGGTCAAGGCAATAGCACGTCAACAGCCGCAACATCGAGTGTGCTGTTCTTCAAACTACCCAGCAATAAGATAGAGGCAAGAGTCTCAAATGGATCGACTTTCGTTACCTTGACTGGCGCAGCCGTCAATGTCGTCTCGGGCACATTCCATTACGTGAAGCTGAGTCGCACTGGTGATGTGCTGAACTTGAGAGTCAATGGAATCCTTGACGCGACAGCCCCTTTTACGGGGCCCGTGAACAATTCTGCTAATGAGTGGCGATTTGGCATGGCGGGTGAGAATACCGCCAATGCGTGGAACGGATGGATTGATGAGGCCCGGATCAGCGTAGGTTCGGATCGATCGACCGAGGATACGCAGCCCAACCTGCCCTATGAGACATCACCAGCCGGCCCGATCGAAAGCCTGATGGCCTATCATGGCCCGGCTGCAGTGCAGCGGCTGTTCGCCGCGCGCGGTAGCAAAATCTATGACGTCACCGCCGCCGCCGCGATGGAGGCCGTTCTTGGACTGACCAGCGCGCGCTGGCAGCACATCAACTTCACCACGCCCGGCGGCAGCTTTCTCTACATCGTCAATGGCGCCGACGATCCCAGGCACTTCAACGGCACGGTATGGGCCACTCCGGTCATCACCGGCATCACGGCCAGCCAGGCCGTTCACATCGAAGCGCACAAGAACCGCATCTGGTTTGTGCTGATTAATTCGACCAATGCCGCCTATCTGCCGACGTCGTCGATTGCGGGCGCCGCGCAGATATTCCCGCTCGGTCCGCTGATGACCAAGGGCGGCCATCTGGTGGCGATGGGCACATGGACCATGGACTCCGGCTGGGGGCCGGACGACTTCGCCGTATTCATCACTTCGCGCGGGCAGGTCATCGTCTACGCCGGCACCGATCCGGCGAATGCCAACGAATGGATCCTCAAGGGCGTCTATGACATAGGCATTCCGATCGGCCGGCGCTGCCTGACCAAAGTCGGCGGCGACCTTGCCGTCATCACCGTTGATGGTGTGGTTTCGCTGTCGCAGGCCATCAGCATGGACCGCTCGACGGTCAATCGATCAGCCATCACCGCGCGCATTCAGAAGGCCATGAACGCAGCGGCGCTGAGCGCGCAGAACAATTTTGGCTGGCAGTTGATCACCTATCCGAGGGGAACCGCATCCTATCTCAATGTTCCGATCACGGAGAATGTACAGCAATATCAGTTCGTCATGAACACGCTCACCGGGGCGTGGTGCCGCTATCTCGGAATGAACGGCTCCTGCTGGGAGCTATTTCAGGACAAGCTGTATTTCGGCGGCAACACCGGTATCGTGATGGAGTCCGACCGCGGCGGCACCGACAACGGTACGCTGATCATTGCCGACATGAAAACGGCGTTCAACTATCTCGGCGACCGCGGCTCGCCCAAGCGCTTCCCGTTGATGCGGGCGCTGATGCGCTCGGACGGCACGGCCATTCCCGACTTGACGCTCAATCCGGACTATCAGGATTTTGCGCCCGAGACATTGGCATCGCCGTTCGTCGGACTGGGCGCGCGCTGGAATCAGTTCTTCTGGAATGACGGTTCGCTGTGGTCGGGCGGCACGATCAGCTTGGCCGACTGGGTCAGCGCGACAGCCATTGGTTACTGCGTCGCGATGAGGATGAAGATCACGCCTGATCCGGAGAATCCGGCGGCGCTGATCCTGCTCGAGATCAATGGCTTCGACATCAAGTGGGAGCGCAGCACGGGGGCGTTGTAGATGGAGCTGTTGCTTGGGCATGACGTCGCAGTGGCGGAATGGATCGGCAACCTGATCGGTGACCCGATCATCCCTCCTTACACCGCGCTCGGTTGGCTCGACGATGATGGCCATCTCGCCGTTGGTTTCGTATTTTTCGGCTACGTTCCCGGCGGCAACATCGAGATGGGGCTCGCAGCGACCGGCAAGTTAACGCGCGGGATTCTCTGCGCCGTTGCGGACTACGTTTTTCGCCAGGCCGGGGCCAAGCGCATCACCGCGCGTTGCAAGCGCAAAAACACCAAGGCGCACAACATGCTCAAGCGCGCGGGCTTCGTGCAGGAATGCGTCTGCCGCGATTACTATCACGATGACGATGCCGTGCAGTTCCGGCTCACCAGGGCCGGCTGCAAATGGCTGAAGGAGAAGTAACATGGGCGGTGGCGGCTCTCCCCCTCCGGCTCCGGACCCGGTAGCGACCGCCAAGGCGCAGGCCGCGGCAAACAAGGAAACTGCGATCACGCAGTACGGGCTCAATGCGACCAATCAGATCACGCCGGAAGGTACGCTCAGCTACAAGCAGATCGGCACTTGGCTGGATGGAACGCCGCGGTTCGAGTCCACGCAGGCGCTGTCTCCCGAGCAGCAGAAAATCTTTGATCTATATCAGACGACCCAAGGCAACATCGGCCAGATCGGTGTTGATCAGTCCGCGCGCATAGGCGAGTTGCTCGGCAAGCCGGTTTCGCTGGGCAACGAAGCTAGCGAGGCCCGCATCAACGAATTGGCCCGCAAGCGCCTTGATCCGATGTTTGCGGAGCGTCGTGCCGCGCTCGACAACAAGTTGGCCAACCAGGGTATCATGCCGGGCTCGGAAGCCTACGCGAGGGCCACCGGGCAATTCGGCGAGCAGGAGAATGACGCCTACAATCAACTGTTGTTGACCGGCCGCGCGCAAGCCAACCAGGAGCTATTGACCGAACGTAATCAGCCGCTGAACGAGATCAGTGCGCTGATGTCGGGCTCGCAGGTCAGTCAGCCGAATTGGCTCAACACTCCGCAATCGCAGGTGGCGCCAGTCGATTACATGGGCGCAGAGCAGAACAAATATGCCGGGCAGCTCAACGCCTACAATCAGGAGCAGGCGCGGTCGCAGGCCAACATGGGCGGGCTCTACGGCCTCGGTGGCACGGCCCTGATGGCCGGAGCGATGTTCTTCTGATGTTGGGATCGCACAAGCATGCCGTTCTGCAATTCTCGGGTGGAAAGGATTCCACCGCACTGATGTATCTGGCGCGGCCGTGGCTCGACCGCATCACGGTGCTGTTCGCCGACACCGGCGCGACGTTTCCGCACTTGGTACGACATGTCGAGGACACGTGTACGCGGCTGGGCGCGAAGCTGGTGATCGTGAGACCGCCGGTCGATGTGATCCAGCACACGCGCGATCACGGCTTGCCGGCGGACATCGTGCCGATCGAGGCGACGGAATTGGCGCGAATGTTTCTCAAGCCGCCGCCAGCCGAAATCCTGCAGCCATACACGCAATGTTGTGCAGCCATGCTATGGGCTCCGATGTTGCAATGGACGCGCGAGAACGACGTTGACTTGGTGCTGCGCGGATCGAAAGCGTCCGACCATCGCGTAGGCATTGGGCCAAACGTCGAGGTCGAGGGCATCACCTACAAGTCGCCGCTGTGGGATTGGACGGACGATGACGTGTACGGCTATCTCACCGAGCAGGGCGCGCCGCTGCCTGATCATTACAAGCACATCAACGACAGCCTCGACTGCTGGCTTTGCACCGCGCATCTCGCGCACCATGGCGATGAGAAGATGCGCTACATCCGCGACAACTATCCGGAGTTCTGGCGCATCGTGGCCGGACGCATGGCGCGCGTGCAAGTCGTGCTCGATCACGAGATGGCCCGGATCAGACCCGCGATTGACGAGGTGAGCCATGGCGCTCGCTGACGATTTCTATCAGGACCAGCGCAAGGCCAACCGGCGCATTGCCGAACTGCTGGCCACGGAGGGCAGGAGCAGCGCACCGACGTCGTCGCATTTGGTGGGCGCCAATCGGGTTCTGCAGGGGCTGCTTGGCGGTGTCATGATGAACCGGGCCGACGCCGCGGACAAGGCGCGCCAGGATCGCATTACGGCGGCGTTGGCTGGCATGCCGGGACTGGGCGGCGAGACAGAGGGCATACCAGCTTCTGCGGCCGGTCCGATCTATGGCTCCGATTTCAGCACCCGGGCGCCGGACGGCACGGACCGCAGCATCAGCGCGGGCCCGCGGTCGCCAAGTTTTGGTCCGGTCACCACGGCCTCGCCAGAGCCGCCCGTCACGCCATCGCCCTACAAGCTCGCCGGCATGCCGTCCCCCACGAATTCGCAAGACACCTTCCGCACGCCGCTGGACGCCATGTCGCCGCGCGAGCAGGGCTTGTCCGCGCTGCGCACGGCGATGGGCGGGCAACCGCCGATGATGGGCGCCACACCACCCGGCGCCATCCCGGTGCCGACGCAGGCCATCAGGCCGCCAGCTCCAGCCGCGCCACCGCCCATGGCGCTTGCGCCCACTGCCGCCCCGCCTGCGGCCGCTGCGGGTTTGGGGATCGATCCGGCCCAAGCCAAATATATCAAGGGCCTGATGACGAGCGGCGAGCCGCAGCTGCAAGAATATGGCATGAAGCTCTATCAGGCGGCCCAGCAGCGTGCGCTGACATTGGCGGCAGAGAAACCGACGTTCGAAGAGATTGGCATCGACCCGCAGACTGGCCAGCCGGTGAAAGGTTTTGTCGATTCGAGACGGCGCAGCATTGAGCCGTATCAATTGCCGGCAGCAACCGGCGGCGCACCGAGCACGATTCCGCCGGTGCCGCCCGGGATAGATCCCAAGGTCTGGCGCGAGGCGCACAGCAAGCGCGCCGCTGGCGAGGCCATGCCTGGCACCAGCGAAGATGCAATGAAGCTGCGTAAGGAAGTGCAGGACTTGCCGAGCTACAAGAACCTCGCGCAGTCGGCCCCGGTCTACAAGTCGATGCTGGAGGCCGCCGGACGCGACACCCGTGCGTCCGACGTGAACCTGATCTACGGCATGGCCAAGTTGATGGACCCCGGTTCGGTTGTCCGGGAATCGGAAATGTCCGTAGCACAGGCTATCGCTACGCTGCCGCAGAACCTGCAGGCGCAGATCAAGTCTCAAGTGACGGCCGGCGGACGGCTGCCTCCGGAAGTCAGGGCCGGCATCATGGAGGAGGCTTACAGCCGGATAAACGCGTACCGCGGCATGTTCGACCAGGACGCGGGAATGTTCCGCGAGATTGCAAAGAGCGGTCGCTTCAATGAAGCGCACGTGCTCCCGAACTTCGGCGAGTTCAAGCCGTTCACACCGCCGGTTGCCGGTGCGCCGACGGCGGATGACGCTATTGCGGAATTGCGACGCCGGAAGCTGATCCCATGACCGAACTGCGCGACATGAGCAAGCTGTCGGAGCAGGAGCTGTTGGCGATCATCGCCAAGCAGAATTCGCCCGCGCAGATGGCCGAGACATTGACGGATATCGGCAAGTCGGCCGGCGTCGGGCTTGGCGAGGCCGCGATCGGCATGGCTGGCCTGCCGGGCGATGTGCAGGCGCTGGCTGTCAAGGGCGCCGATTGGGTTGGCGGAAAGGGTGCCCGCGTCGGCATCCCGACGCCGATGCCAACCTCCGGGACAATCAAATCCAGAGTCGAGGAATTGACCGGCCCGTTCTATGAGCCGCAGACTGGCGCCGGCAAGTTCGCGCGCGGCATTGGCGAGCAGGCGCCCGGCGTGTTGTTTCCTGGCGGTCCGGTTCGGCGTGCCATCAACGTGATTGCGCCGGCGGCGGGCGCAGAAGCTGGTGAGGCGCTGACGGGCGGTCCGGGCGGCCGAGTCGCCGGAGCCTTGATTGGCGGCCTGGCGGGTACGCGCGGCATCACGCCAGCGCCGGCGACGCCAGAGCGCGCGCGGCTCGCGGCAATCCTTGAGGGTGAGGGCGTCCCGCTCACCGCAGGACAACGCACCGGCAACAAGCCGCTGCAATGGTTCGAGCAGGCGGCGGCGGATACGCCGTTCGCGGCGGGCCGGGCGGCGGCGCTGAATGAGGCGACCCAGCGAGGATTCTCCGGCGCGGTGATGCGGCGCATCGGCGCGCCCGGTGATGAGATTGCAACCGGCGATGCCGTGCAGCGCGCAGCTCGTAACTTGAGCACAACGTTCGAGGACTTGTCGGCGCGGAACACGCTGACTGCCGATCGACAATTTGCGAACGATCTGACACAAACGGCCCGACAATATATTGACGACGTGATCCCGTCACAGCGGACGCAAGGCCGACAGAACATCCAAGTCATAATGAATGATGTGATGCAGGAGCTGATCAGCAACGGATATCGAATGTCCGGAGAAACATATCAGGCCACGCGCTCACGACTCGGTCGTATGGCCGATGGCGTCCGGGAATCCGACCCCCAGTTGTCGCGTGCCATCACTGGAATCCAAGGCGCGCTCGACGATGCCATGACGCGATCGATCTCGCCCGCGGACCAAGCGGCGTGGGCAGAGGCGCGGGTGCAGTGGCGCAATTTGAAGGCGCTGGAAAAGGCGATGAGCGGGGCCGGCTCATCCGTCGCCGAAGGCTTTGTGTCGCCATCGCAATTGCGCGGCGCCGTCGCCGGTCAGAACCGCACGGGGTATGCCCGCGGACAGGGTGATATGGCCGATCTCGCGAGGGCTGGCGAGGCGGTGCTGCGACCGTTGCCGCAGTCCGGCACCGCGCCGCGGCAGGCGGCTGGCAATCTATTCGCCTCAATGGCGGGTGGCTTGGCCGGGCATTCGACTGGTATGGGGCTTGAGGGCGTGCTGGCCGGCATGGCCGCCCCGGCGGTCGCCGGCCGCGTCATGCTCTCTCGTCCGATGCAAGCCTATCTCGGCAATCAACTATTGCCCATGACGCGCGGGGAGATGGCTCGCCGGCTCACGGTGCAACAGCTTCTGGCCCGTCCTGATCAGGGCGCCGAATAGCTGGTTGATTAAGCCAGATAGAATAATTCCGCCGACGCCGACGGCGATACAAAACGCGGCCCATTTCAAGACGACGTACCACATAGGAGGCACCCCTTGGTGTCGATGTTGCATAATACATGCAAACAATGCGAACGGCCAGTGAGGGCGCGCGGTCTTTGCCATCGTCACTATTATGCAGCGCGGCGGAAGGGCATCCTTGAGCAACATGCCAAAGATCACCCCATGCATCGTCCTCTATTAGAGAGGATGCAGACGAAGACTTCTATTCAAGAGAATGGTTGTTGGTTGTGGCTTGGTTTTAAGCGCCACGATGGCTATGGATTGATTTGGTTGAATGGCAAACATCAGCGTGCGCATCGCGTTGCGTTTGAGCACCGCAACGGAAAAGTCGATCCGGAAGCCATCATTTGTCATCGTTGCGACAATCCCTCTTGCATCAATCCGGATCATATGTTCGTCGGAACAACCGCCGACAATATCCGTGATTGTGTGGTGAAGAAGAGGCATGCGTTTGGTGAACGAAACGGTCATGCGAAACTGACCTCTGCACAAGTCGCGGCAATCCGCGCAAATAGCATTGCCACTCATCAAGCTTTGGCCGAGCAATTCGGCGTGCGCCAAAGCACTGTCAGTCGGATCAGAGCTGGAACGCGCCGCGCTTTAGATGGCGCGGCCTAAGTCATTGATATAGGAGGGTTTTTTGCCCCGCAGTGGAAGTGGTGTCTACACGCTACCGGATACTATTCAACCAGCCACGCTGGCCGATGCCAACGAGGTGCAGGCTATCAATGTCGATATCGCGTCGGCGTTGACGGGGTCGGTCGCGTCGGACGGGCAGACGCCGATCACCGGGCAACTGCGTGGCTTCGTCAGCGCCACCCCCGGCTACTCGTTCAACGGCGATCTCAACACCGGCTTCGGCTCGGACGTCCCCGAGGAAGCCTACATTCAGGCCAACGGCACCAAGACGGTGCGCGTCACCGCGGCCGGTATCACGGTCACCGGCACTATGACACTCTCTGGGTTGCTGACTGTTGCGACCGGAGGTGTGGCTATTACGGCTGGTGTCTTTACCGCGCCGGTGGGGAGTGCAGGAGCGCCATCGTATACGTTCGCCGGGGATTTAAACTCAGGTTTTTATTGGATTGGCGCCGATAACATCGGCGCTGCCGTCAATGGCGCCAAGGTTCTGGATATTGCAACAACTGGACTAGGCATCACGGGCGCCATCACTGCCACGACAAATATTACTGCCACCGCCGCAATCAACGGCGCAACTGTTGCCGGCGCCATGGTGGCGACGCAGGCGAACATGGAGACCGGGACTGCCACCAATTTGATCGTGACGCCGGGCCGACAGGTCTTCCATCCAAAGCATACCAAAGCATGGTGCAGATTTAGCGGGACCGGTACTCCGGCCGTGACTTCCGGCAGCGGCGTATCTTCTATCACCGATAATGGAGTGGGTGATTACACCATCAATTGGACGACAGCGTTTGCAAGTGCCACCGACTATGCCTGGCTGGCAATGCCCTCAGAGGTGGCAGGGGGAAGCACTTTAGCCGGAGCGGATCGCACAGCGGGTGGCGCCGCCGCCGCACCGATAGCTGGCGCCGTGCGGCTGACGACCTTTGCCTTCCCCGGAGGGGCCGCGGTCGATCCGGGCCGGATATATGTTGCGGCATGGGGGGATTTATCATGATCGTCATCACTCGAAAGGATGGCGGTGTGTCGATCATGGCACTGACCGTCGAGGCGAAAAGTGCTGATGCCGAGATCGAGAAATGGAAACTGCGTCACCCTGACGAATATCTCTCTCATCGGGAGATGCCGGATAGTGCATACCCGGAGGACAAGACTTTCCGCAATGCGTGGCGCGATGTGACGCCGGAGCCCGTGATCGACATCGACATCGATCGGGCGCGCGAGATTCACAAAGACAAACTGCGCGAGCTGCGTGCGCCAAAGCTGGCCGCGCTCGATATCGAGATGAACAGAGCCGTTCTTAAAGAGCTGTTTAACGGCACTGGCAAGGCCACGCAGGTATACGACCTATTTGAGGCGCGCAAGCAGGCGCTGCGGGATGTCACGGCTGATCCATCAATATCCGCCGCAAAAACACCGGACGAGCTTAAGGCGGTTGTTCCGGCTGCGCTGACCTAAGTGCCAGGATGTGCCCTGTGGCGCGGGTAGAACGTAATGTCTCCTTGAATGCCTGCTGGTCCGAACGGGTCATCCTCACAGCGCTTTAGCAGGAAAAATGCAGGGAGCACGAAGAGAAGCCCTACGCAAACAAAGATGCTGCCGATGGCGAGCGGCACAAAGGCCAACAGAAATCCAACACGTTTCATAGTTTTTCTCTCCAGCATCCCGCTTCGATTGTAGCGTCTTCCGTCCTCCATTCAAGGGCCGCCAATGCGCGTCTACGTCCGCAACATGGGTGGCACGCCGATCATTCTCGATCTGGCGCAATCATCGGACTTGGCGGCGTTACAGGCAGAAATTGACGCGCTGCAAGTCATCATTCAGGCGCGCGGGCAATTCCAGGGCACGGATACGAATGACAACGCGGTGGCCGGGAACGTCGGTGAATATGTCTCGTCGATCATTGTCACCGGATCATCCGTCGCATTGACGACCGCAGTTGCCGCGGATGTCACCAGCATCAGTTTGACGGCCGGGGATTGGGACGTCTGGGTCAATGGGTTTTTCAATCCCGCCGGAACGACTGTCACGACGCTCGGTATCATATGCGTGTCGCTCGTCAGCGCGACGCTCGATGTGACCATCGGTCGTGTGGGTCTTCTGTCAATCCCGGCTGCCGGTTTCACGGGTGCGGGCAGCGGCGGGAACATCACGGTCAACACCGGCCCGGTGAGATTCAGTCTCGCAAGCACAACGACACTTTTTTTTGTCGCCCAAGCAAATTTTACGACCAGCACAATGCGGGCCTACGGCGGCATCTTTGCCAGGCGGGTGCGGTAAAGGAGATGTGCCGATGAGCATAAGTGGTGAGCCCTATATTGTCACGAAGATGACCATCGTTGATCGGCTCGAGGCGAATGGGCTTATCGCGGCAGCGGAAGCACAGCTCGCAGCAATCACACCATATCTGCGCCAGAAGTGGTTAGCGCGGAACCTCATCCATTCGGATGCGCAAGACATGTGGGAGTTTCTGATCTCTATCGGTGCTGACCCAGACGTAATCCTGGCGCCGGACCCGCGAATTGCAGCGGGTCCAACTACGCCTGCACCAAATGACTGAGACCATCAAAACGATTTCCACGTCGATTGTCGAGGGGCTCAAGGCGCAGCCGGTCCCGACGATCGTGGTCGTGCTCAATCTCGCGGTGCTCGGGCTGGTCTATCTCGGCGTGCAGAAACAGGCGGATAGGCACGTACACTACATCGACAAGCTCATAGAGCGGTGTCTTCCCGCCGGCAAGGAATGACGATGTCAGATGAGGAACTCGCCGAGCTGCGGAAGCGCGAGGTGCGCGCGCTGGAGCGGATTGCGGATCGCCCGGAGCCGCGGAATGTGCTGGAGACGATAAGTCAGTGGTGGCGTCATGAGAAGTCGCGTTCGATGAGGATGGAATACTGACAACAAACGGAGGCCATCATGCTCGAATTCTTCCTCGTATTCGGACTAGGCGCCGCGTGCGCAACAGCCGCGTGCTGGTGGTTCTGGAAATCGTCCGACGCGGAGCGCAAGAGCCTGCGCGATCAGGTTGAACAGCTCAAGGCGCAGGTGAAGGACAAGCTGTCATGAACGACAAGCTGCGCCTGTCAAAGGCCGGGCAAAATCTCATCAAGGCATTCGAATCATGCCTGCGCCCCGTCGGCGGCGGACGGATCACGGCGTATCTCGACCCGGTGCAAGTCCCGACGATCGGCTGGGGGCACACAAACCACCATGGCCGGCAGTTCCGGATGGGAGACATCTGGACACAGGCGGAATGTGATGAGGAATTCCGCAGCGACATGGTGCGGTTCGAAAGGGCGGTGAAGCAACTCGTGAAGGTGCCGCTGCGGCAATGGCAGTTCGACGCACTCGTGTCGTTCTCGTTCAATGTCGGGGAAGGTGCGCTCGGCCGCTCCACGCTCTTGAAAAGAGTGAATGCGGGTGACTTCGAGGGCGCCGCGCTCGAATTCCAGAAATGGAATAGAGCCGGGGGGCAAGTGCTTGCGGGCTTGACGCGTCGGCGCGCCTCCGAATCTCTGTTGTTCCAAAACATTCCGGATGCGAACTATGACGGTCGTCCAGACAAGGTTCGGCCGCCGACGGTCGAAGAGGCGCCGGACGTCGAACCGATGCCACAGGACGTGGACGAACCAAAGCCGCCGCCCAAAACCGGCGTGACGGAAACGGCTGTTGTCGGCGGCGGCCTGTCCATCACAGCGATCATCACCATCGTGCTGGACAAGCTCGGCGATCTCTCGGAGGGCACCCTGAATGCGCTCGGCTCACTGGCTGCAAAGCCGTATTTCTGGGTCGCGGTGGCGTGCCTTGCGGCTTTCGCTTTCATCTATTGGAAGCGGCGCCAAGCCAAGCTGGAGGCCGCATGATGGGCTTCATCAGCATCCTCCTTGGTCTTGTCGATCCGATATCCAAGATCACGAACAAGATCATCGATCTCCGCGTTCAACAGGCCAATGCGGAGACGGAGCGCCAGAGAATTGAGGCCGATGAAGAAGTCAAAAAGCTTCAAATGCAGCGCGATGTTTTGGTCGCGGAATCAGGGTCAAAAATCAATGCGCTCATTCGTATTTTGTTTGCGTTCCCATGCGCGCTCTACATCAACAAGCTGATCGTTATCGACAAGGTTCTTGGGTGGGGAAGTACAGATGATTTGTCAAACAATCTCTGGTGGATAGTCTTTACGGTGATCGGATTTTATTTCGTCCAGTCGATAGCGTCGATCATCAAACGGTAGGAGCGCGTAAAAACAGCGGGACGCCCGACGCGGAAACGTACGGACGCCCCTAGAGATGCACATAGTTGGAGGCTATGCACATGCTCCATCTGTATAATAGCACGGCGCCGCGCGCGGGCGGTGGCCGTTGATTACCCCCGCCCATCCGAACGAGCGCCTCGCCAGGGTTGAGGAACGCGTCGATCATATCGAGGAGGAAGTCGATAGCATCTCGATCAAGGTCCACGAGATGCACGAAGTCCTTATGCAGGCCAAGGGTGTGCGCTGGGCCGTGATGTCGTTCTCAGCTCTGATCGGGTTTCTGATAGGCGTCGGCGCGTTCTTGATCAGTTTAAAAGGTCTTCGGTCGATCGTCCTCGTTGCCGTCGCGTTGGCCTTGCTCTTGCCCGCGCTCGCTCACGGTCCGGCCGAATGGATTCAGCGAGGTGGCTATCGCAACGCCGTTGGCGAACTCTGCTGTGGCGAGCGCGACTGTTTCGAGGTTGAGCCGGTCAGGACCACGGCCACCGGCTATTACCTGCCCGGGTACAGAGAGACGATTCCGTTTTCCGAGGCGCTGCCGTCGCGTGACGGCAAATACTGGCGCTGTCAATGGGGCGGTGCCCGAAAATGCTTCTTCGCACCGCCGCCCGCCATGTAAGGAGTCACGCCCACGCCCCCGGACACCCTGCCGCTGCAGCCGCGGCCCATGCATCGAGCCGCCGCGGCGTCCAGCCCATCACCGAGCGGTAGCGGGTGCTGAGAGGCAGCCACGTCCTGGCCTTGAGATCGTAAGCTGCAGCGTCCGGATACATCCGCTCGAATGCGGCGAGGTCGGCGCTGGCCTGACCGGGCGAGATGCCGAATCTCGCGGTGAGATGTTGGCGCCCGACCATGCCATGCACGGTCAGGCGCCAGTCTATGAATGCGAGCCGCTGGCGCTGGCTGTAGGTCATTGCTCAATCTGCCGTGATACGATCGACGACTTTGCGGCCATCCATGATCGACCACCGGTCATGATGGCCGGCGTAAGATTGGGTTCTGCGCACCAGAGCGCGAGCGGCGCCGAGCGTCTCACGCCGCGCATAGAGCTTGCCGTTGCGGATGATGCGGTAACAGGGGGTGCCGGCAGCCGGGGTCTCGTCACCGGGGTCGCCGCGGCCGTATGAAGGATGGTTGGTCATGTCCGTCACTCCGCCCCTGATGCCCGAGGCGCGGCAGAGCCCTTCGACAGGCTCAGGATCAACTAATTCACGAAGACCCGGTAGAAGCCGTCCTGCTTTTCGAAGAAGGCGCGCCGCCCGCCGATCTTGAGTTCATTCACGCGGGCCTTAGCCATCTCGCGGCCGGTAGCGGACGTGTCGCAGATATCGCCATCGCACTCGTACCGCACGCCGTTCCGGTTCCGATAGCTCTGCTCTTGATGCTTGTACATGGCCCCAGTCCATCTGATCCAATGCGGTCATACTAATCCGATGGTCAG